CTTGAAAACTCATTAGAAAGTTCCTTTCCCATCGTTATCGTTAAAAGTAAAACCTTTAACTTGAGCGGGAGGAGTTCCTTGGATACGAGCCATTCCGCCATCTGCATAACCCATGATTTCAGCGTTACCACCTTTATTCATTTGTTTTGCTGTATTCATAAGGTTTTTTGCTCTTCCCTTAGAAATTCCCATTTGATCAGACATTTGTTTAATTCCAGCCATTTTACTCTCCTTGTTTTGTAATAACAGACTTTAAGTGGTTTTTCTAGTTCTTTTTTTTCTAACAGACTTAACCCTACGTGGTTTACCCGCAGGTTGCCCTAATCTTTTCTTTTGGGCGATTCTAGACTTCTTTTCAGAAGACGTAAGTTCACGGGCAGTTTTAGGTGTCTTGCTCGAAACTCGTTTACTTGGCCTACAATAAGGAGTTCCTCTTTTCTCTCCTTTTTTTCGACCACACGGCTTACCCGTTTTTACGTCAATCCAACCTTCTTTAAACCAACGTTTAAGAGATGCTCCTTTTTTAGTTTTACGAACAGCCATTAGAATACTTTTACTTTTCGACCACTGTGTTTAGGAAGAACAGCACCGCAGCCGTTTGTTCTAATAATACCGCCCGTTTTTCTTTTAGCTGATTTATTACCCCAGTTACTTGCTCCAACCTTTCTACACTTAGCAATTGCTCCAGACGCATAAGCAGAAGGAAAAACTTTGTACCTTGCTTTTACTTTACTATAACAAGCATCTTTAGTAGCCATAACTAATCCTTACTATAAAGGTTATCAAAAGTCACAGAAGGATCCATATAACTGCCATCACTCTCAGCATTATGCATCCATTGACTTGGTTTAAAATCAGGCGCTCCTTCACCAGTTTCCCAAAGAGCGGGACTTGTTGTTCTAACTCTATTATTAGGCAATGCGATAATGTTTCCCGTCCAACTGCCAGCATCTGTTAACTCAATAACATGACTCTGCTTATGTTGCGCTGGATCGTCAGCAATATCTGATTCTGTGTAATCAACTGTAAACATATACTTGCCTGTATAAAAATCTCCGTCAATCTTACAAATCCAAGGACTTGAACTAGTTCTATCATACTTAATAACAGAATGATAGTGAGAGCTACAATCCCACGGTTGAGCATGGTGTGTGACCATTCTATCTGGCCACTCATCTAAAGGGGTATCGGCAACTAAAGCCGTTATAGGCATTCTAGCCCACATAGCCCCACCATGAACATTTTCCTCGTCCGTATCGTCACTTTCGCATCCAGTAAATATCAACTGAAAACTTAAACACCTATCTGGAACCGTATTAACTGCAATTGCCATGGCATGAAGATATTCTCCATGATACTTCTCATGATTATGCGTAAATTCTCTTCGCACCCAGCATTGAAAATGCGGGATGTTGCTTTGTAGATAAGGCATTAAGCTCTTTTAGAACTTTTTTTAGAAGCTTTTTTCTTAGCTATTGCTGTTTGAAGTTTTAGAGGAAGCTTTTTTTGTTTAGCTGTTAGCACACCACCTTTGGCATAACCTTTTTTCTTCATGCCCGCACCGCCTTTGGCATAACCTTTTTTCTTGCTCATGCCTCCGCCCATCATTTTCTTACGAGTTCCACCTTTTTTCTTCATCATAGTCTTTTTCCTTAATTATTAAATTTTAAATTAGCACTTCCATCTCTTCCTAGCTTGCCGTAGTCTGCTATTAGGGTTCTTAGCGGCTTTAGGAAATTTCTTCATCTGACCAGCGGATCTTGCACAATAGGACTTACGCCTATTAGCTGCTTTGGACCCTTTCTTCACTTTTCCAGTAACTGCGGTCTTTAACTTAGATCCTGGATTTTTTTTACGATAGGCTTTTACCCCTTTGGCCGTCATTCCCGCTCCACTTTTGGTAGGGCGGTAGTTTGCTCTTTTTCCTTTAGTAGTTCTTTTAATAGGGTTTTCTCTTTTTCTTTTTCTTGCCATGACGGTGTTCGCCTATCCCATTCGTTTCACGTGAAACAATCAAAAAACATTTTCCACATTGTCTACTCCTTATTCACCACGTCCAGCGGTCCCTTGATTAATCCTTTCCAGATTAACATCGGCTCTTAATAAAGCTATATCTTCTTGTGAATCTATTTTATCTCGAGCTAGTTCTAGTTTATTCTCTTCCTTACCTTCTTCAAACTCTTGTTTAACTGCAAATTCACCAGCCTTACGCTCAATGTCCATGGCCTTAATGTCCAGTTCCTTTGCACGTAGTTCAACTAAAGGATCTACTTGACCTTCAGGAGGTGGCATAAGGGCAGACATAACTTCTTGGGTGTACTGAGCGATTAACTGAGCTACTTTAGCTTCAACATCCATAGGTTCTGGTTGCATTCCCATTTCCGCTGCTTGTTGACCTTTTATAGTCATTTCCGCCATTGCCACACCCCTAGCTTTAAGTGCTATGTGCTCACATAAATGAGCTTGTAGAAGGCCAAATATAGCTGGGGTAGTAGAAGGTATAGGAGTCATCATAAAGGCTATGTGCGCTTGAATATGAGCGTCATGATCCTGTGTAGGAAAGGCTTGAAGCATTTCCTGTATCACAGATCGTGCATTCTCAATACCTGGATCTACAGGTTGAGGAGCAGTTGGTGGTGGTAGCACTGCTTCTATGTTTTGAACGCCTATTGCCTCATATATACGCTTATAAGCCTCATACATGTTGTGCATTTGAGGATTAGTTTGGGCAAGCTCTAATTGAGTCTGAGCTAAAGCCAATCTTTGCGACATTGAAAAAATATTTGGGTCCGAAACAGGAATTACATCAATGCGGTCATCGAAATCAGCTTGCTTTATACTGGCATCCGCTCCATGGACGTTATAAGGGTACGTAGGAGGTAAGGATTCCGAAAATATTCTTGCCAACATTTTAAATTCTTGTTTTTGAGCATAGTGCATCCGCTTATGTATGGCTGACATAACTTTAGATCCACGCTCAAGCAGTGCAACAGTAGTTCCAACGGCGGCGCCTTGGTTTCCATCACCTACTTGAAGGTCTGCGATAGCTGCAAATCGTCTTCCAGCATCTACAACAAAACCTAGTAGTTGCATTAATGTCTGGCTTGGTTCTTTGTAGGGTAACGGGAGGATGCTGTCTCTAAGAGCGCCACCAGGAACATCAATATCGCGAAACTCACCAGGAGAAAGAGGTTCATCAGCATCACGAATCCTAATACCCCTAGCTTTAAAGCCAGCAGGAAGGTTAGCGAGAGTACCTGCATCGATTAATTGCCTCAAAATAGAAGTTGCAGAGCGACCTAGCCCTCCAATCATGTGTAAAAGCCCAAAACCATAAAATCCTAGGCCGGGAAGGAACTTATAATGAGTAAAATATTGTATTTTTTTGTAATATTCGTCATTTTCAGCCCAGTTTCGTCTAATTGACAGTATTTTTGAGCTTCCTTCGTCCAATGTGACAATATAAGGTAACTTAATACCTGTCATTTCGCCATCTAAAGGGTTTTTATGCTCAAAACCTTCTAAATCAAGGTCTATATGCATCTCTAATAGGGTGCAATCGTCACTGTCAGAAGTTTTAGAGATACCCATAAGGTTTCTCTCTTTCTCACGAAGCTCATCCTCTATTTCATAGGGCTGTAATTCAATGTCTCTGTAAAATCCAGCAGCCTGAAACTTACGAACAGAGTTCTCAGACATACGAGTAACGTGTGTAATACGAGATGCGGAGTATAAATCAGTTGCATTGTATGGAACAACCAAGTCATCGGCTGCCACAAATCGAGAAACAGCACGATCTAGTATATCATCAAAATATGTTTTCTTAAAAGCACTTCCAGCAAGAGGAAGATAAAACAATAAACGATCCATCTCTGGATCAAATTCTTCCATAACATTAGTTATCTGGTAATTCATAAAGCTGGAAACACGTTGTGACTGAGCTTCAACCTCTGGTGTAATCGCACCAAGTATCAATGTTCTGACGGGACCAGAAGCTGGAAGTAATTCTTTATAAGCTTGTGCTTGAAATTGTGTAACAGCTTCGGCAATAACTGGATGGGTAACACCACTTGAACCTCTAAAGGGTTCTTCTCTGTCTTCGTATTTAACACCTAGTAAATCTAACCCACTACGATAGGCGTCTTCCCACTCATCACGGCTGGTTTTATCATCCTCGTAATAATCGATAAGTTCTGAAGAGATATCCATTAAATCACGTTCGTCTAAGAGTTCCGCTAGATTAGCATCTTGGTCAGCCATCAACTCTTCTTGGACCATTTCTTCAAAGCCTAAAACAACAGAACCATCTTCTTCCTCAGTAATGTCTGTCGGCTCCTCAATAACCTCAATCTCTTCCGAATATAAATCGTTTACCATTCCATCAAGATCTTTCTCAAGATCATCAGGAACACCTTGAGCGGGCATTGCGCCATCAATAAGAGATATGGGTGTATCAGCCATTATTTACTCACTTTCTTAAATTTTTCAAAAGTACGAAGGCCGCCCAATCCCAACATGCCCATCAGAACAGGCATCATTTCTCCCAGATCCATTCTAGGAAGTTCTACAAGATAACCTGTTTGAGCTAATATAAAAACTAAAATTGGTTGAACCACGTATGAATAACATAACGCAATCCCACAAGACCATCCAATAAAGGGACGCCAGCCCGCAACAAACACACTTCTATGGCCAGCTTCTGTTTTATTTATGTCTAGCTGCGCTAAATCGATTTTTGCCAAACTGTTGGTAAGTTGTTTTTCAATATCGCGTTCTGCTTTCGCCCTTTTTTCTTTGTCTTCGGGTAAAAACCTTCCGATAACATCCGTAACGGCAGGAAGAACTGCTGTAATCAATCCCATCATGTTTAACACCATCTTTTGTTATCTATACGTTGTACCACATTTAATTTTATAAGCCAAGTTTTCACTCTTTTATACTGGGGTGCGAACCATTATGCATTTTTTTTAATGTGGTAACATCATTTAACGCAGTTGTTAGCTCCGCCCTTATTGTAGCTATTTCCCTTGCGGCCTTATCTCGTTCAGTAGGGGATAACATACTTGCAAGCACGCTCACTCGTTGATCTGTCAACTCTGCCTTGTCCACTCGAGTATCCAAGACGCGAAGGCGCTTTTCTACATCGGCCAAAACCTCTTGAATGCTTTTTACCTGATAACGGACCACGGCAAATGCACCTGCAAGACTAGCGAAAGTGGAGCCAAGGCTAATCAAAAGTTTAGCATCGTACTCCATAATTTTAAAGTATGCCTTTTTCCTTTAGGATAAAACCAATAGCACCGCCAACGATCCCTAGTATAACCAAACCGGAAACATCAAATAAAATACCAAGACCCATAACAACTGCTCCGATAGCGGCATAGCTTGAAGG